GAGGGGGTGGACGATGAAACGAGGATTGATGCCGGTGGTCATGATTGCGCTCATGGCGCTTTTTGTTGTCGTGTATGTGGGGCTGCTGGCGACGGAGCCGCATCCGGAATGGCTGTGGAACGTCGCCCTGGGGGCCATTGGAGCGCCCCTCGTCCTCTGCATCTTCTTCTGGGTAGAGGAGGAAGAGGACGGCGAGGAGGGCAAGGAAAGGATTAAGGAGAAAGGAGTGAGCGTTTATGCCAAAAAACAGACTGCTTGATTTGAATGACCATCTGTTCGCACAGATGGAGCGGCTGGATGACGAGGATCTTAAGGAATCGGCGCTCGATGAGGAGATACAGAGGGCGCGCGCCGTCGCCGGGGTGGCGAACCAGATCATCAACAACGCCCGGCTCGTGCTCGAGGCGAGCAAGGCGATCAGCGACGGGTATATCAGGTCCGGAAAGAGAGATGCCCTGCTGCAGATGCTGGGCGTCCAGAACGACCAGGCTCCACAGCTCGAATCCTTGCCCGGGGGGCGAGGACAATCCTTGCCGGGAGGGCGAGGACAGTGAGCGGCCACCGATACACGGCAGAAGAGGTCGCCTTCCTGCGCGACGGGTACCGGGCGATGCAGGTGCCGGAGCTGACGGCCGCGTTCAATGCCCGGTTCGGCACAGCCCAGGGGGAGGGAGCGATCAAGGCGGCCGTGTCGAATCGAAAAATCAGGTGCGGCCGCCCGGTGGGCAATCCGGTCGGGACGTATATCAAATACACCCGTGAGCAGGCGGAGTTCATCCGGGACGGATACCGGACAATGACCATCCGGGAGCTGACGGCCGCGTTCAACGCCCGGTTCGGGACGGAAAAAACGGAAAGTCATCTTAAGGCGTTTACACATAATCACAAGGTTCGATCCGGCCGGACGGGCCGTTTCCCGAAAGGCCACGTGCCGGTAAACAAAGGAACGAAAGGACTGAAGGGGCCGAACGTGACCAGTTTCAGGGAAGGCCACGTCCCGGCCAATAGAAAACCGCTCGGACATGAGCGGATCGACACGAAAGACGGATATATCCACATCAAGGTTCCCCAGCAAAACCCTTATACCGGCTTTCCGACCCGATACCGGCCGAAGCATGTATGGCTGTGGGAAGAACACAACGGGCCGATTCCGGACGGCATGGTTGTCGTGTTCAAAGATAGCGACAAACTGAATTGCGTTCTCGAGAATCTAATGCTGGTCAGCCGGTCCGAGCTGCTCCGGATGAACCAGCATCGGTACGCCGACATGCCGGACGAGTTGAAACCATCAGTCCTTTACCTGGCGAAGTTGGAGGCCAAGGCAGGAATCAGCACGGGACATCTTAGAAGAGGAAGGCCAAAGAACCAATGAACTTCACCTGTCCCTACTGTAAAAAGGAGTGCAATTTTATGGATGTTATGGCCGAGGGGGATCTGCGGGCGATCTTTGACCTCCTCCCGAAATTCGGGAGCCAGGCGAACGCGAACGTCGTCTTCGCCTACTGCGAGCTGTTCGGGATCTCGCCCCTGAAGAAGCACACGAAGAAGCTCCGCGTCCTCCTCGAGGAGATGGCGCGGCTCTTCGAGGCGGAGTCGTTTTCCTACCAGAAGAAGACCTGGCGGATCAGCCGCAAGGGGATCGCCGACGCCCTGGGCGCGACGGTCCACCGGAGCTTCACCGACAACCTCACCAACCACAACTATCTGAAGAAGATCATGGTGAGTATTGCCGAGGAAGAGGCCCGCTCCCAGGGACGCCAGGCGGAAGAAGAGCTGAAAGACGGCGAGGAAAAGCTGAGGCGCGGGAGGCACTTACGAAATGCTCCCAGGGAGGAAAAGATGATCCCCATCGGGGGCATTTTGAAGCAGCTGGGGATGGGGAAGGAATAAGGATTAGAGGATTAAGGATTAAGGGGTAAAGGATTAGGGGGCGCGATGAAAGAATTTTCAGAGATAAATAAAGGCGTTGGCACTGTTATGGAACTTATGAAAACGATGAAGTACACGCCGGACGAGAAAATAGCGATTCTACGCTCAGCCGCCGATCTGATCAGTAATGTTATGTCTATGGAGGTCCTTGTTAAGAGCCTGGCCCTATCGTTTAGGGACAAGGAAAGATAAATGGGCAAAGGGAGGAGGAAAAAGATGAAAGCCATAACAGAAGACATCTTGATGGTCGGCGCAATCATCGCTTGGTTGTCGGGGGTTGTGTTGGCAAGTGGCTGTTGGAGCACTTTTTTTGCGGTCGTTTTCCCGCCATACGCTTGGTATCTGGTAGTAGAAACAGCTTACAAAATATGGGGGATTATTTGACAGGAGCAGGGGCGCGATGAAAAAGCGGATGAAGACGGAGATTGCCGGGCGGCTGGTTGACGGGATCGGCAAGGGTGTCGTCGCGGTGGACCGCGAGGGGACGGTGACGATCAAGGGCAAGGAAGCCAAGCGCGGGCTGTCGCAGTACATCCTGAAGAAGATGCGCCGCATGGGCGCGCGGCTGAACGATGCCGGATTTTACGAGGTGGCGAAAGGACGGAGCAATGGCGACGGATGCGATACGGAGAACGGAGGACAGGACGGACGGGATCACGGCGCGGGAGCTGGCGCAGGAGCTTCTTGTTCATGAGATGCTGGTCCTCGGGGCGGCGGTGCTGGGCAACCCGGCGGCGCCGGACTGGATGAAGGCCGAAGTCGCGGACCGGATGCTCGAGCTGGAATGCGGACGGGCGGTGTGAGATGACGGGTTAAAGTTTTTTCTTGACTTCTACTGTAAATTTTGTGAGAATCACCGCTACTTACAATTAAATAATCGTCGTTTTTGTTGTACCTTCTTTTCCGGCCCGGTTGTCCGACGTATGTGCGGTCATCCGGGCCGGTGTCTTTTAGGCCCGATCTCAACAGTCCTTGCCCTGCGGGCGAGGGCGGGGTCGGCGCATGCCGAAATCAATCTGGGAAATCATTGAACCGCATTTCAGCCGGAAGGAGCCCTGGGGCGATTCGGATAAGATGAACGGCCTCCTCCTGCTGCTCCTTTTCGCCCTGCGCGAGGAGATCCCCTGGCCCTTCATTATCCACTACGGCACCGGGGGGGAGCACTCCCCGGACAGCCAGCACCCGTCCGGCAACGCCGTTGACGGGCATTTTATCACCGACATCCCCTTCTACGATCAGATCCTGCGCGTGGAGAGCGCCCTGGACGCCCTGCAGGTGGCGGGGCGCGTCGGCCTGGGCCTCTATCCGCAGTGGAACACCCCCGGTTTCCATATCGACGTGCGGGGCCGGAAGGCCCGCTGGGGCTGGATCGGCGAGATGAAGCCGGACGGGAAGACGAAGAAGTACTGCACCTACGAGCACGCGAAGATGGTCGCGCTGAGTGGAAAAAGGAGTGATCTGTCATGGTGAAACGCCCTCGACTTTCAAAACCCCGACTTCAGCCCGGTGACGAATTCGCCACGAAAAACCCGATGGCGCTGGGAATGGCGATCAACACGGTTCAGAAGGCGCACGCCGTGGACAACGAGTCCGTCTATACCCACACGGGCATCATCGCGGCGGCCGATGGCACGACCATCGAGGCGCTCTGGACGGTCAAGCGGCATAATCTCTGGGAGGCCTATGAGGGCGAGAGGATCCTGATCGTGCGCAATATCAACATGGACCCGGACGTGTACGCGGCGGGATTCAAAAAGATCGAGCCGCACCTGGGGCAGTGGTACCCCGTCCACCGGCTGGTCCTGCATTTTTTCCGTGTTGCAAAGTGGATCCACTGGAAAGGGATCGTCTGCTCGGAGCTGACGGCGAAGTTCGAGGTGGGCTGCGCGGAGCACCTGGGCGAGGACAAGACGAGCGGCTTCATGCGCACCTACTATGGCGTGAACCCGGACAACCTGGTGGACCGCTGGATGATCAGCCGGTACTACGACGTGGTTTTTGAGGGAATAATCGAATGATCGACTGGATACCATCCAACCCGCAGATGCTGTCATTCGTGGAGGATCACTTCCTCTTCCTCGCCTTACTGTACGGCATCCTCAAGGCCATGTTCCCGGAGTCGAAGATGCTCCGGGCGATCGGGGCTGCGGCATTGCGAATCCGGCCACGGGGACAGTCCGCTATTTTCGCAGATGACGCGAAAAATGGGACAGTCCCCTCGAGGAAGGGGCCATAAATGGCGGATATCGGTGACGTGGCTCTCAGGGATTCGGAGGTGTACGGCGGGGCGGCGCTGGCGAACCAGCTTTCCGGCGGCCGGAAAGAGGCCCCGGAATATCGCGGCGCGCGGAGGATCTGCCGGGACTGCAAAAAGCCGATCCCGGAAAAGCGGCTGAACGCGTACCCCGACGCCGTCCGGTGCGTGAAATGCCAGGCGGAGCATGATCCTCGACGTCCAAGTCAAGGATGACGAACAGGAGCGGAGGCGATGATGGAATCATTCGGTCTTATGGCCATTCTCGAACTGCTTAGCAAATTCGGGTTGATCGGGCTTATCCTTTTCCTCTGGTGGTACGACCAGCGGATACGCGACCAGCAGGACAAGGTGCATCGCAAGGATCTCGCCGTCATTCTGGAACGATACGACAAGGACATGCGCGAGGTGAGGGGGATGTACGAACGGAACGCGTCCCTCTGCCGCGATTACGCCGAGATCTCCAAGGACTACAAGGACCTGATCATACTCAATACCCAGGCCATCACCCGGCTGACCGACGTCATGGCGGTCATAAAGGAGCAGATGAAAAAATGAACGAACGCCTGAAACACCTGGGACGCCTGGGGGAGCAGAAGCTGCGGGCCGAAGAGCTCCGCATCAAGATGCGCGGGATCATCGAATCACTGCGGGAGCATCTGGACCCGTTCGAACGGCACGAAGATCTCGACACCGAGCTGATAGCGAGCCAGGCGATGGAACTGGGATCGGCGAAGATCGAATACGTCGCCGTCCTGGGAGAAATCAAGGCTATCGAGAAGGCGCTGGGGCGGTAACATGGCATCTGAGATACCCTGGGAACTCCGTGAAGAAGCGGAGGAATTGTACATCATCGAAGGGCTGACCTACGACGATGCGGCAAAAAAAACGGGCATCTCCGTGCAGACGCTGAAAAAGTGGGGCGCGGCGGAAGGGTGGGCGGAACGCAAGCATGAATACCGCGAATCGCTCAAGAGTATACGTACCAACATGACCCTGCTCCGGCAGCGGCTCGCGGCGCAGGCGGCAACGTCCCTGGACCCGCAGGCCATATACGCGCTGGTGAGGCTCCAGAACGCGGCGGTAAAGGATGAGAAAAAAACGGAGACCGCCGACACGGCGGACCGGCCCCGCATCTTTCTGGAAAACCTGGAATTTGTCGCGGGCGTTCTGAAGGATCAGGACCCCGAGGGGCTGAGGGTCCTGGCAAAGAACTTCGATTTGTTGATTGCTGAATTCAAGAGGCACCATGAAGCGCAGGCCTAAACTTACCGAATACCGTTTCGATCAGTGGGCGGACGATCTCAAGTCCTGGATACAGGAATCCGTATCCCCATTCGAAAACGATACTCCGGAAAAACAGCGGGAGCGCAAGGCGCGCGGGAGAGAGGACCGCCTCTATTTTCTCAAGACATATCTCCCGCACTATTTTTACGGAGAATTCGAGGACTTTCATGAAGAGTGGTCCGATCTTGCCGACATCACCAACGAGATCGTCGGGGTTGCCGCCCCCAGGAAGCACGCAAAATCGACGTTTTTTACCTTGGGCGTCCCGATTCACGACATCGCCTATGCGCTGAAGCATTTTATCATGGTCATCTCAGACAGCAACGACCAGGCTTCCGGATTCACGATCGCAATCCGTCTTGAGCTGGAGGTGAATCCGCGGCTCAAACACGATTTTGGAGATCTGCAAAGCGCGTATGGGCGACGCGGCGCCACGTGGAAGCAGAACGATTTCACCACAAGCAACGGCGTGCGGGTGCTGGCGCGAGGGCGCGGCGAAAAGGTCCGCGGTCTCAAAAATGTCCAGTACCGTCCGGACAGGATTATCGTCGATGACCTGGAAAACGATCAGAACGTGAAGAATCCGGCGATTGTCAAGGCGGCCCTTGACTGGCTGCTCCAGGCAGTGCTCCTTTCGGTCGGCGACGAATGGTCTTTCCTGATGGTCGGCAACGTGTTCGCACCCCGATCGGTTTTGTCTCAGATCATCAATGCGAAGGACGAGGAGACGGGCAAACAGATATACGTAACGCGCATATACGACTGTTATCGGGAAGATGGAGCTCCTCTCTGGCCGGCCATGTGGCCGCTGGAAAAACTGGACAAGTTCCGGCGGCAGATCGGGACGGTCAGGTTCAACCGTGAAATGCGGAACCGTGTCGGAGCCGAGGAGTCGCCGATCCGCGAAGAGTGGATTACGTATGTGCCGAAAATTGAAATCTTGTCTCCCAAAAACCGCCGAGTGGCCGCATTCCTGGACCCGTCCGGGAAGGGCACTGAGACGACGGACTTCAAGGCGATCGTCGTGGTGGGCCGGGATGACGAAGGATTTTACGACACCATGCACGCCTGGATTCGCCATGCCACGGTAAACGAGATGTGGAAGCGCGTCTGGGAGGTTGACGAGGAATTCGGCTGCGGTATGGGCGTCGAGATCAATATGTTCCAGGACTTCCTGATCGACTCTTATATCAATTACGCGGAACGAATGGAACGACATATCCGCCTGCAGAAGGTGAATCACTCGAAAGAAAAAATCTCTCGGATCGTGAACCGCATATCCCCCCTGGTTGAATACGGAAAATTGCGGTTTGTAAAGGGCCAGTCGGATCAGGACCTTCTGGTCGAACAGCTCATATACATCATGGACGCCAACGTCAACGACGACGGGCCTGATGCACTGGAAGGCGCGTTGTCGATAGTTTCAGTCTCCCCCGCCATCTGCATCGGCAGGGACCCGGAGCGGCGGGAGACGGCGATGGGCGGATCGAGAGGATTCGCGGCGCCCGGAGGGCGAGGAATGTCCTTGCCCGGAGGGCGAGGATTCTTTGGGCGGTTCGGGCAGCGGGTGGGAATGTTCAGAGGCTAGTTCTGAATGTTGAATGTTGAATGTTTAATTAAACATTAAAGATCGAGAATTAAACTATGAGTATCCGAGAGGCCATAGCAAAGTTCATCGCTCCCGGGATGAAGGGCGAGAGCGAGGTCCGGGACGTGGTGAAGGAGGAGATCCACAAGGCCCGGATGTCGCTGCCGATCACGTCGAGTTACGACCCGGACGGCGACGGATACCGCCGTCTCGCGGGGGGCGGAGGCCCGGCGCTCCGGGACCTGATCTATACCGACCAGGACCGGATGTTCGAGGTTGCCTACTTCATGTTCGACCAGTCGGCCATGACCAAACGGCTGGCGGCTATGGACCGGGGCTTCATCTTCGGCGAGTCCTTTACCGTCACGTCCGAAGACGAGGCGGTGCAGGAGATCATCGACGCCTTCCTGGACGGCAACGGGCTGATCCGCAAGTACCCGGACCGCGCCATGTGGCTGTCGCTTCTGGGCGAGCAGATCTGGCCGGTGGAGGTGAACCCGGCGAACGGATTCGTCAAGCTGAAATACGAGGACCCCTCGCTGATCAAGGAGGTCTTTGTCCGGCCCGACGACGTGGAGGAGCGCCTGGCGGTGGAGCTGCGGGGCCGCTACGGCCTGTCGGGGCGGCGGATGCAGATCATACGGCCCGACGAGGATTTCCGGTCCAAGACCTTCGGGCGGCTCATGGGGGACTGCTTCTTCTGGACCGTGAACGCGCCGCCGAACTCGGCGCGCGGGCGCTCGGATTTTCTCACGCTCTTCGACTGGATAGACTCGCTGGAGCGCTACGGCTTCAATTATCTGGAGCGGGCGGAGCTGATGCTGAACTTCGTCTGGGATGTGACACTCAAGGGCATGAACGAGGAGGAGATCCGCAACTGGCTCCGCGACAACCCGCCTCCGACGCCGGGGAGCCAGCGCGCCCACAACGAGCAGGTGGAGTGGGACGCCGTCGCGCCCGACCTGAAGGCGGCCGACATGACGAGCGGATTCAACATGGGCAAGAGCTTCATCATGGGGGCGGCGGGGCGGCCCGATTCGTGGTTCGGCGGGGGCGGAAAGGCCTACCAGACGGAGGCCGAGCAGTTCGGCCAGGTGCCGATCAAGGACCTGGACGAGCGGCAGAAATACCACGGCGAGATCCTGACGCGGCTGGTGCAGTTCGCCGTCGACCAGGCGGTGATCCGCCGGCGGCTGAACCCCCAGCGGGCGGAGGCGGGCTTTACCGTGCGGATGCCGGAGATCTCCCGGAAAGACCTGGCGAAGATGGTCAACGGGATCCCGCAGCTTTCCACGGCGCTGTCGGTGGCGGAGAGCAGCGGCTGGGTCACGCGGGATGAGGCGACGCGCTTCTTCTCCTTTATCGCCGGGTACTTGGGCTATCAGATCGACGCGGAGCGGATGATCGACGAGGCGGGGAAACGGCCGCCGGAGGCGCTGACGGACTACGACCGCATCTTGAATGCTTAATGTTGAATTTTGAATGGTTAATTAAACATTAAAAATTGAGAACTTGGAACTATGGCGACGCGGAAGGAAATAGCATTCCGAAAAAAGTGTGACGAGCTGGTCCGGCAGGCGGGGCGGATGGAGGGGGCGGCGGTCAAAAGGACGATCCAGCTCCTGGCGGACGCCCGGAAGACGGTGGCCGCCGAGATCGCGTCCACTCCCTGGGAGGCGTACCACCTGCCGCAGATGAAGGGGGCGATCCAGCGGGCGATGGAGGAGTTCGGGATGAAGTACAAGGTCGCCCTGGGCGACGCGCAGACCGATTTCTGGGAGCTGGGCAAGAACCGGGTGGACCTGCCCCTGCGGACGGTGGGGATCACCATAGCGATACCGGAGATCGACATCACGGCCCTTTCCATCATGCAGGACTTTTCGGCGGACCTGGTGAAGGGTCTGGCGGCGGACGCCTCGAAGCGGATCTCGCAGGAGATCTCTATGGGGCTCATGGGGCAGAAGACGCCCTACGAGGTGATGAAGGCCGTGGGAACCAACCTGAAGGACCCGTCCGTCTTCAAGAGCATCGCGGCGCGGGCGGAGACGATCACGCGGAACGAGGCGGGGCGGGTGCTGGAGATGGCGGCCCAGGCGCGGGCCGAGAAGGCCGCCGAGGTGGTCCCCGGACTCATGAAGGAGTGGCGGCACGGCGCGGGCGCGATGGCCCCGAGGATGTCGCACCTGGCGGCGGACGGGCAGGTAAGGAAGGTGAACGAGCCCTTCGACGTGGGCGGTGAAAAGCTGATGTACCCGCGCGATCCGGCCGGGTCTCCGGGCAACACGATCAACTGCGGCTGCTACACCGTGCCGTATCATCCGGACTGGGATGAGGCGTCGGAGGGGCAGAGGGCGGCGTAGGTGACGAGTCTGAATTTTGGATTGTGAATTTTTAATTACAAGAAGGGAGACAATCATGGCCACGCAAAAAAAGGAACTGACATTCAAGGCATTGACGGCGGCGGTGGACGCGCTGAACGCTTCCGGGCTGATCGAAAAGCCGATCAGGACCAACGGGATCAAGCGGGAGGACATCGAGGCGCTGTTTATCGATGCCTGCGAGCATCTGCCGGAGGGGAACACGGTCCCGAACGAGGTGGGGGACGTGTACCGGGCGCTGAAGGGCATCGCCGATGCTCCGCCGGCGCCGGATGCGGACGCCGCGCCGAAGGGCGGCGGCAAGCTCCTGGCCGGGGCGCTGAAGGCCTACGGCATCGAGAAGGGGGAGGTCTTCGCGAGCACGGAATATCCGAAGGAAGGCCGCGTCGTCCTTGTTACCAAGGGTGGAAAAAAGATCAACTGGACCCCCGCTGACAAGGACGTCAAGCCCCTCAGCTACATCGAGAGGACGGGGATCAACCCCGAGGCGGGGAAGAGAAAGCCCATCGCGGGGAAGAAGCGCTGATCAGCGCTTGAGCTGTTGAGCTGATAAGCCAGAAGAGGAGGCACCCATGCCGAAAAAAATAAAAGATGACCAGGCGCAGCTGGAGATCAGCCTCGACAAGATCCGGGATATGCTCTGGCAGGCGATCCGCGACAAAGGCGAAAAGCTCTGGGTGGCCGAGGTTTTTCCGTCGTATCTGATCTATTCGAACGATGAGAACGCCACGTTTTACCGGGTCTCCTGGTCGATCATGGACGGGACGGTGACGCTGGGAACCGAGGTGACCGAGGTCGAGAAGGAGTGGGTCGAGGCGCGGGCGGCCGGGGCGGAACGGAACGAGATAGCGACCCATACCGTCCAGCTCGGGGAGGCGCGGGACCCGGAGGGGTCGGCCTGGGACGTCACCATAGTGGCCCCCGGCGTGGCGAAGTCCGGGTATTTCGACGATTCCGGAACGCTGGTTCCCTGGCATTTTTCCGAGGATCTGCTCCGGGCGTCGGAGGAGGCCTTCGAAGGGGTGGATATTAATCTCTACGAGCTGCCGGAGGAAGGCGCGACACACATCCCGGCGGGCAAGGAGAACGTCAAACCCTTCCTGGTCAAGAACAAGGTGGGCGTCCTGGACACGGTGAAATACGTGGCGGGACGCGGCCTGACGGGGATCGTACATTTTCTGGACAGCGCGAAGTGGCTCGGCAGGAACCTGCTCGATGCAGCAAAGCAAGGCAAGAAGATTTACGGCCTTTCACTCGACGCGCAAACGAGGGCGAAGGTCGGCGAGGTGGACGGAGCGAGGGTGCTGGACGCGATCAAGTTCGTCGCCGTCGATTCCGTCGATATAGTCTCCCGCCCGGCGGCGGGAGGGGCATTCAACCGGGCAGTGGCAAGCGAGCCGGCCCAACACAAGGAGGATCCCATGAGGGACAAACTGATCAAGCAGTTGCAGGACATCAGGCCGGACCTCCTGGAAGGGAAGGATGTGGCTAAACTTCCCGACGAGGAGATTCTTGCTCTGGCCCAGATGGCGATGGCGCCGCCGGAGAAAAAAACCGGCGACACGAAAGACGGAGACGGCGCGGCACAGCCCGCCGACAACGTCGTAACCAAAGACGAGTTCGCGATCTTCAAGGCGGACATGGAGCTTCGGAGCACGCTGGCCGACCCGGAACTGGGCCTGCCTGACGCGGCGAAGGAGCGCATCCGGTCCACATTCGCGGGCAGGGTCTTCGAGACGAAGGACCTGGAGGGGGCGATCGGCAGGGAGAAGGACTACCTGGCCTCGCTCCAGACGAAGGCCGACGACGGCGGGATCCCCGGTTCGCGGGTCCATGTGGGGATCGGGACGATCGAAAAGGCGCAGCTCGCGGTGGACAAGATGTTCGGCCTCTCCAAGGACGAACTGACGGCGTTCGCCCAGATGGAGCGCCTGGACGGCAAACCCTTCTTCGACGACATCCGGTGCCGGCAGGACGTGTCGGATTACGACGCGGTCCCGCGGTTCACGAGCCTCCGCGAGATGTACGCCTTCTTCACGGGCGATCCGGAGGTATCGGGCCGGTTCAACCGCAAGGCGCTTCCGCCCGAGCTCCGGGCCTCCGCGGACATCACGAGCGCGACCTTCACCTATGTCCTGGGCAACACCCTGGGGCGGCGGCTGGCAAAGCAGTTCAACGCGGTGGACTACGGCGAGGATATTCTGATCTCGACGAAGAAATCCGTGAAGGACTTCCGCCAGCAGGAAGCGGTCGTCGTGGGCGGGTTCGGCAAGCTCGACACGGTTGACCCCGAGTCCGCCGACTACCAGGAGATCGCCGCGGTCACGGACGAAGAGTCCACCTACACCATCGGCCAGAAGGGAAATATCCTCTCCATCACCCGGAAGACGATCATCAACGACGATATTTCCATCATCATCAGGCTCATCAACAACCTGGGCATCGTGGCCCGGTGGACGCACGCCGATTACGTGTGGGGCAAATTCGTGGACAACGCGAACTGCTCCGACGGGACGGCCTGGTTCACCAGCGGCCACGGCAACCTGGGGGCGACGGCCCTCAGCCACACGACGGCGCTTGTGGCCTATGTGGCGCTGGCCAAGATGACGGAGAAGGATTCCAGCCGCAGGCTGGGGCTCCTGTCCGGCGGCCTCAAACCCTACCTGGTTGGGCCGGTGGACCTCCTTTCCACGCTCCAGCAGATCGAGACGGAGGATTTCTACTACTCCACCAACGACCTGACGGACAAGGTCCCCAACCCCCTCAAGGGGAAGGTGACGGCGAAGGTGATCGACCTCTTAACCGACACGAACGACTGGGGCATGATCATGCCGTCCCAGCTCGTGGACATCGTCGAGATGGGGTATCTCAACGGGCGGCAGGAACCGGAGCTGTTCGTGGCCGATATGCCCCAGAGCGAACAGGTCTTCGTGGCCGACAAGATCCGCCACAAGATCCGGCACGAGTACGCCGGGGCCGTGGTGCAGTACCAGAGCGGCTACAAGGCGGTGGTGACGTAAGGATTAGAGGATTAAGGATTAAGTCCTCGCCCTTCGGGCAAGGAAAGGATTAGGGTGCCCCGTCCAGGTGACGGGCGGGGCGCTCCACATACGAAGCAGAAGGAGAAAACCATGAAAAATATCTTCAGAAAATACACGCCGGCGGGGCTGATCATGATGATCGTCTGTCTGTTCATCATGCTCATGGCCGCCATGCCGGCGCAGGCGGGGGAGGCCTGGTCCCAGAAGTGGGTCCGGTTCTCCGCCACGGCGGGGGAGACGCTGGCCACGGGCGACGTGGTCTGCATCGCGGCAACCGACGGCTACGCCTACGAGGCTGATGCGAACGATTCGGATCTGCGACCGGCGGTGGGGGTGATCGACAAAGGGGGCGCTTCGGGGGCCACGGTTGAGATCGTCGTCGCCGGTATCCTGACGGGGCAGACGGCACGGAGCCCCGGCGCGCGGCTCTATCTGTCCGAGACGGCGGGGGAAATTACCACCACCGCACCGACGAACGGCCAGGTTGTCGGCTGGGTCATGGGTGCGGCCGGTGTCGCCTCGTCCACCGATTACTTCATCTTCGTGCGGCCTGATCCTTCGGCAGGGGCCGCGTATTAGCAACCTTTGCGGGGCCGCCCTTCGGGGCGGCCCACCGGAGGATCGGAGGGGCTGTGAAAGCTCAGACTGTCCAGGAATATCTCATTCTCGCGGCGCTGCCGGGGCTGATGCTGTGCATCGTGCCGGTTGAGGGCGTGGAGTTCCGCCTGTCGTGGCACCTGGCCTTCCTCTGGCTGGGGGCGTTTCTTTTTACGGCGTGGCTGACGTCATGGTGGCTGCGGGCCATGTTTCTCGTCGCGCTTCTGGCAACGGCGTCGATCCCGCCGGCGCAGACGGCGTATATCACGCTCGCCACGATCGGGATCGGTCTGGCGGTGATCGCCCGGATCGCGGAGATGGACGCCCTTCGCGCGGTTTTCTGGATCAGGGGCGCGGCGGTTATGGCGCTCGCCTGGATGATCGCGCAGCGGTATCTGGGGGCGATCCCGCGCGGGGAGTTCATCGGCCCCTTCAACGCGGACGCGGCGGGGGTGTTTCTGGCGCTCTGCATGCCGGCGTTTTTCAGCCGGAAGGCGTGGCCGGGCGTCATCGTCCTTTTCGTGGCGATCGCCATGACAAAAACCTCGACGGGATTCGCGGCGGCCGCCGCCGCGTGTGCCGTGGGGGCTTTTGTGTACGGAACCATACCGCCCAAGATACGGGCATTGATGCTTTTGGCGGTCTGTGTGGCGTGCAGTTTGTTTTTCTGGAAGGTTGAACCAATTACGAACACGCTCAAATGCGATCGCTGGATCGTGTGGGATCACGGGACGCGGGCGATCCAGCGAACGCCGGCCGGGCACGGGCTGGGGAGCTGGGAGACGATCTTTCCGCTCCTGGCGTCGGGCGACCGGCGGATCGGCGAGGTGCTCAATATCAAGAACCATATTGAGCTGAACAACGTGTTCCGGCAGGCGCACAACGAATACGTGCAGGCGGCCTTCGAGATGGGGTGGGCGGCTCTGGGGCTGATCGCCGCGTTTCTGATCTGGGCGGCATGGCTGATCCTGCGGGGCGCGGTGTCGCCGCCCGTGGCGGGGGGCGTGACGGCCCTGGCCGTGTCGTGCCTCGGATGGCACACGTTCCACATCGCCCCGCTGGCGCTCATCGGGTGCGCCTGGCTGGGTTTGTTTTTTAAGATCGAAAAACCGCCGAAAGGGGGTCTGAAATGATGAAAGGGGTACTTCGCCCCGTGCGAGGGGGCAAAAAGGGCGTAGGGAGGCGTCTGGCGAGCCTGGCGGCCGGTGTGGCGCTCGTTCTGGCCGTGATTTCTCCCGCTCAGGGAGCGGACCGGACGACCCGGGTGATCGACATGCTGTCTTCCGGGACGTACACGGCGGCGACGGCGTACTCCTCCCCCTATGACGTATCGGCATCCATCGAGGGGCAGATCCTGATCAACGTGACGGCCGAGTCCGGGACATCGACGCTGGATATCACGGTGCAGGTATCGGACGACAATTCGACCTGGTACACCCACACGGCGATCGCCCAGATCACGGCCACGGGGCAGACGCGCCAGGCGATCACGAACTTCGGCAAGTATATCCGGATCAAGTACATCGTGGGCGGGACGAGCTTTACCTTCGAGGTGGCGGGCGTTTTTAAGAACTAAGGTTGAATGTTGAATTTTGAATGCTTAATTAAACATTAAAAATTGAGAACTTAAAATTATGTCCGTTCGAGATGATTACATAACAGCCCTGGGCCTCATGGTGGCGGGCGAGCTGCCCCTGGGGCAGGCCGAGAAGATCCTGGCGATCAGCCAGGCCATGAAGGAGCACTCGCGCTACCGGCCCCGGATCGTCGTTGAGGACGAGACGGGCGACGGCGGCTTCGATTACGCGATCTCCGATCTGGAGCACTGGAAGAGCGGGTTCTCGGTGATCAAGACCGTGGAGTACCCCGTGGACGACGACGACGAGACGCCGGACATCCTGGAAGACGACCAGTGGACCATCTACAAAAAGCCCGCCGGCGATTATCTGCGGTTCCTCGAGGACACGCCCGCCGCGACGGAGAGCTTCCGCGTGACCTATACGTCCTATCACACCTGCACGGACGCGGCGTGCACCGTGGAGGATTACGACGAGGAGGCGGTGCAGGCGCTGGCGGCCGGATACTTCTGCACCATGCTGGCGGCCTATTTCGCGCAGAATCAGGACAGCACCATCGGCGCCGACGTGGTGGACCACCGCTCCAAGTCGCAGGAGTACGCGGCGCGGGCGAAGGCCTGCCGGGCCATGTATTTCGCCCAGATCGGCGTGGCGGAGGGGAAGACGGTGGCGGCATCGGTGACGCGGGATCAGGACGCGACGCCCTCGTGGCAGGGAGACGGCCTGACGCATCGGAAGCGGTACAGATAGGGCAATTTTGAATGTTGAATGTTGAATGTTTAATTAAAAATTAAGAATTGAGAATTAAAAATTATGAGTTAATGGTGGGCTGATGTTTGACACGCGGATACAGGTGGATCTTGACGATCTCGAACGGCTGATCCGGCGGTTTCCGGAGGCTTCGGAGGAGGCGCGCGTTGCCCGGATGACGGAGGCGCTGGCCCTCCTGGAGCGGGAGGTCAAGGAGCGGACGCCCGAGGGGGCGGGTCCGATCCACCTGCGCGACACGATCTTCGGCAAGACATCCGTCATGGGCCGAAAGGTGCACGGGTTCCTGGGGACGCCGGCGAAGTACGGCGAGAGCGTGGAGCTGGGGACGGCGCCGCACTTCCCGCCCGTGGAGCCGATCCGGCACTGGGTGGAGAAGAAGCTCCGGATCTCCGGCAACAACGCCCGGAGCGTGGCCTATATGATCGCGCGGGCCATATCGCGGCGGGGCACCAAGGGCGCGCATATGTTCGGAGAGGGCTTCGACGCCAGCGAGGCGCGGGTCGTGGGGATCCTGGAGAAGATACCGGGGGACATCACGACAAGGGTGAACTCTTAATGTTTGATGTTGAATTTTGAATGGTTAATTAAACATTAAACATTAAAAATTGAGAATTTGAAACTATGAGTTTGAAGGCTATCAGGGAGCAGATAAAGGTGATTCTCTCGTCCGTGGAGGGCGTGGGGGTGGTGCATGACTATCTCCGCTGGACGAACGAGACCGCCAAGTTCAAGGCCCTGTTTCAGCACACCGACGGCGAGGGCGCGCAGAGGATTAACGGCTGGATGATCACGCGCGACAAGACGGGGGCGGAGACGGCGACGGTGACGCACGACCTGCGATCGCACACCTTCAAGATCATCGGCATATACGGGCTCGATGACGACGGGGCGTCGGAGATTGTCTTCCAGCAGATCGTCGAGGACATCTGCGCGGCGTTCCGGGCGAAGTACAACCTCAACGCGACGGCTTCGAACACGGAGCCGGTGCAGGTGGAGACCGTGGAGCCGCGCATGTTCGGGAGCGTGCTCTGCCATTACTGCGAGCTGACGCTCCGGGCCGACGAGCATGAGAACTGGGCGTGAGTAAGGGGCAATGAAAGGATTAGAGGGGTAGAGGATTAGGGGGTAACGATTATGAAAGAATACAGAGGAATCGTGCGGATCGAATGCACGCGAAAGGCGGGCTGTCCACGAAAACTGAAACAGAACGTGCAGGCCGGTTGTCTGGACTGCCCGGAGGCCGTCACCCGGATCGTCGATCTGGTTGACAAGGTGATGTTCGAATACCGCGCGCCGGAGGCAAAACCCGGCAGGCGGTCAACAAAAAAATCGGAGGAATAAGTCATGGCATACAACACCACACCATTTCACGGGAAGCTCGCCCGCGTTGAGAAAAACAACGTGGCGATGGATTTCGGGGACGGATGGAGCATCGACTCGTCTCTCGACATGGCCGATATCTCGCGGCAGGGGCAGCACTGGAAAGAGGGGATCCCGGGCCAGGCAGGCTGGAGCGGCTCCTTCTCCGGGCAGCTCGTGCTGGGGAACACGGAGCAGAAGGCGTTCGTGGACAACCTTATCACCGCCACGCCGGGAACGAAGCTGACGGATGTGAAGTTTCTTCTGGACGCGGGCACCAACGCGCTCACCGGAAACATCTACATCACCGGATTCTCCACCAGTCCGGGGGTCGGCGACGCGGTGAAGTTCACCTTCAACTTCCAGGGCGACGGTGCGCTGTCCGTGGCAGCCGACGCATAAGCGGCACTAATAAGGGGGTGACATTATGGCATCACCGACTACCCCGACTCACGGGAAGCTGGCGGCTCTCTATCGTCTTCGGCCGAACGGGTTCAAGGGGAACGGGCTGAACGACGCCACCTGGGGGACTGGGTACGTCGGCGCCGATTCGGCATATTTCGAGGTCGTCATCGACGGCGTCGGCACGGGCGGCGGCGGGGCCGACACATTCAAGTGGCGCAAGGACGGGGGCGCGTGGACCGAGACGGTGGATATCACCGGCGCGGCGCAGACGCTCTCCGACACGCAGACGATCACCTTCGGCGCGACGACGGGACACACGGCGGACGACCAGTGGGTTATCGGCAATTTGAAAAGCGAGCCGTGCACGGTAGCGGGGGCGACGGCGCAGATCACGGACACGCTCATGCGGCTCCTGAACCCGAACAGCCCGCCCACATTCACGGACGACGGCGGGGAGACGGTTCTCACCACCAACTACACCAACGGCACGGCCACGTTCACCGCGAACGCGGGGACCGTCACGGTGACGGGGAATAACGGGTACATCCCGGCGGCCGCGCTGGAGAAGGTGGGGTATCTGATCGACTGGAACCTTTCCGTGTCTCTCGACATGACCGAGATCTCGCGCATGGGGCAGCAGTGGAAGGAGTATATTCCCGGCCAGGCGGGCGGATCGGGCGGGGCGAACGCCTATTTTATCGGGTGCGACACATTTTTCGACGCCCTCGAGGACGGCATCGACAATACCCAGAAGTACTTTCTCCTGGAACTGTTCAACTACGATCCCGATCAGGACCAGACGGGCGACCATTTTGTCGCCTGGGTGACCTTCAACTCGTGGAACGCGAACGCCCCGATCGGCGACGTGGTGAAGGAGGCCATCGGCTTCCAGATTCACGGGATGATCAGCTTCACGGCGAATGCGTAGCTGAATGTTAAATGTTTAATGCTTAATTTTGAACGCAAAAGGAGCACACGATGAAGATAGATATCACGACCGTGTCTTACGCGGCGAAGGAGTACGCATTCGGCGAGGCGACGCTGAAGATCAAGCCCTTCCCGCTCTCGAAATCGGACGCCGGGATCAAGGACGGCGTGTTCATCATGTCGGGCGACAATAACTTCAAGGTCTTCAACGAGTCCCTGGTCGGCTGGGACGTTGTGGGCGCGGACGATCAGCCGCTCCCCTGCACGGAAGAAGTCAAGAAGAAGATCTTCGACTTCGGCCTGGCCGTGGCGGAGGTGGACGGCGAGAAGATCAGCATGGCGAATTTCGTCATTCAGAAGGCCCTCGCCGGGATCCGGCGAGAGGCGGAGAAGACTGAAAAAAACTGATCGACTTCGCCCGGTGGTGGACCGCGGGCGGCAAGATGACCTGCGGGGCCTGCAAAAAGATGCAGGCCGACGGTTTCCGGCCGACATGTCCGGGGATCGAGACAATCACGACATGCCCGCTGGGCGAAGTTTTCCGGCTCGACGAGGAGAACGAAGGGATATGGACGCTGTTCGAAGAGTTGTTCCACTGCCTCAAGGACGGGGGCAAGATCGACGTGCAGGAGATCTTCTTCCGGGGCGCGGCGTGCTTTTTGATCGATTTTCTCCTCTCCGCCCATGACGTCCCCGAGCGGCAGAGGCCGGAAGCGCGCCGCATGCTGATGCGCATGATCCCCGCCATCGAGCGCAAAGGATAGCCTGAAATGGCAGACAACAAACTCAAAATAGAGCTGATCGTCGACGACAAGGGCAGCGTCGAGGTCAAGAAGTTCGGCGACCAGACCCAGCAGACCTTCGAGAAATCCAAAAGCCACACCCTTGCTTACGCGGCGGCCGCGGCGGCCGCGCTCTACGGCGTCGTCAAGGCCATGAGCGCCATGACGGGCATGATGAAGGAGGCGGTTGCCCTGGCGAACGTCCAGGAGGCGGCGGAGGCGAACCTCGGGGCCGTCCTCAAGGCCACCGGCGGCGCGGCGGGGTACAATCTGGAACAGATGAAGAAGATGGCGGCCGGAATGCAGAGCGTGACCACCGTGGGCGATGAGGTGATCCTGAACGGCATGGCCATGCTGGCCACGTTCAAGGAGATCCGGGGCGAAGGGTTCGAGCGGGCCACGAAGGCCGCCCTCGACATGAGCCAGGTTCTCGGCACGGATATGAAGTCGTCCGTGGTGATGATCGGGAAGGCGCTCAACGACCCCATCGCAAACCTCTCGGCCATGACCCGCGCGGGCGTCCAGTTCACGGACCAGCAGACGGAGATGATCAAGACACTCTGGGAGGCCGGGGACGCGGCGGCGGCCCAGAATATCATTCTGGAAGAACTGGAGTCCCAGATGGGGGGCGCGGCGGAGGCGGCGCGCAAGACCTTCGGCGGGGCCGTGCAGGCGGCGAAGAACGACCTGGGCGACATGAAGGAGGAGATGGGGTTTGTCATCACGAAGAACCAGTTCCTGGTGGAGCTGGTCAACCTGGCGGGGCAGGCGTTCCAGCGGATGGGGAAATACGTCCAGGAGAACCGCCAGTATCTGATGGAGATGGTGAAAAACGGCATCCTCTTCCTCGTCGAGGGGATCGTCAAGACGATCGAGGTAATGCGCTTCTTTCACAACGCCTGGCTGGGGATCAAGCTGGTGGGGACGGCGGCGCTCCAGGGAATCGCCTGGATGCTGGAGAAGGATTTTCAGCTCCTGCGCATGTTTCTGACGCCCCTTGATCTGATCTTCAAGGGAATGCAGAAGCTGGGCGCGATCGACGTCAATCCCTTCGATTCGATCGAGGGGGCTTTGACGCAGTTCAAGCTCTCCTCCGCCGACGTGACGAAGGACGTGATCGCCGACATCCAGGAGACAAACCGGACCTACGATATGGTGGCCGATACGGTGCGCGGCTGGAAAGCCCGCATCGCCGAGATCCCGGTGGCGCAGGTGAAGGCGACGGAAGCGACCGCCGAAACCGCTGCGGCGATCAGGCAGGTGGGGGTCGAAGCGAAGACCACCACCGACGCCATCGAAGCGCAGACGGTTGCCCTGGAGGAGCGGGCGAAGGCGGCCAAGAAGATCGTCGAGGAGTGGAAACCGCGGGCGGACCTGGAATTGAATATCGTCGCTTCTACGCAGATCAGCCTGTTCGACAAGCTGAAGGATTGGGCGGAGTCCGTCAAGACCACGGGCAAGCTGTTCAAGATCGATGTGGGCAAGGGCGGGCAGGGTTTCGCGAAAGAGGTGCTTGCCGCGAGCGGGAACGTCGCCCTGGCGTGGGGCCAGCTTATCATAGAGATCGCCGGGATCCTTCAATCCATCGTCGAGATGCCGGCGCAAATCGTCGATGCGGTGTCCAGCCTGTTCGATTCGATCGGCAACTTCGGCTCGACGCTCACGACGGCAATCGATCGGCTTATCGATTCGGTCTACAATATGATCGTCGGGATCGGGGATATCTTTACCCGTCTCATTCCGAAGCTGATCACGATGGCTCCGGAGATCATTCTGGCGATGGTCCGGGCCGTGCCGGTGCTTATCCAGGCGATTTCCGATTCGATCCCGCTTTTGATCGATACGTTCATTTCGGAGATCCCGAGAATCACCGCCGAGATAATCAAATCAATTCCGGACATCGCGAAGGCGCTGATCGACGCGATAGTGGATACCCCGGGGAATATCGTGGAGCAGATTCCGGGCGGTAGTTTCGTGGGAGACGTGATCGGCACCGTGGGCGACTTTGTGGGCGACATCTTCGGCGGGTTCGGATTCCATCAGGGCGGCATCGTGGGACAGACGAGCCCTTCCTTCGTGAGGACGCTGCCCGCGATGGCCTTCGCTTCCGCTCCGCGCCTCCATGCCGGGTTCGCCCCCGACGAGTTTCCGGCGATCCTCCAGCGCGGCGAGCGGGTCCTGTCCCGCCGCGAATACGCCAGCGTGGGAGGGGAGCGCGGCCTGCGGAACGACGGTGGCACGGTGCATGTCCATCTGAATCTGGACGGCCGGGAGATCGGGTCGGCCATCATCCAAAACGGCGAGGTGATCGAGCAGATCGATTACAGCCTCAGCAAGCTGTGGAAGCGGCACTATGCATAGATTTCTCTACGATAACCTGATCACGTCCGAAACGATGTTCACCGTGTCGTCCCTGCGGTCCGGGATCGTCACATCCTCGAAAAAGGACGGGACGGGCTCGGCGACGCTGACCACGTCGGGGAACTTCTCCGGGGCGGTGGACGCGGAGTATATCGTGGAGATCGACAGCATCGGCGGCGGCGCGGAGGTGGGGCAGGCGACCTTCAAGTGGTCGGACGGCGGCGGCTCGTGGAACGCTTCAGGCGTCACGACGCCTGCAGCGGCCACGGAGCTGGAGGACGGCGTGTATGTCGCCTTTACGTCCGGCTCGGGGGCGGATTTCGCGGTGGGGGATACATGGTATTTCAAGGCCATCAACCTCTTCAACGCGGGGAAGATGATCGATCTGGACCGGGACAGCGTGTACCGCTCGGCGGCGCTGGGCGCGCCCAACACGGTGGCCATCGACCTGGGGAGCGCGCAGGAGGCGACGGCGCTGATCATCGGCGACCACAACTTCACGAGCGGGGCGACCCTGCTCCTGGAGGCGGACGACGCGGCGACCTTCGATTCGGACGGCGGATCGGCGCAGTTCTCCGAGGCGGTCACCTGGGCGACGGGGACGATACTCCACTATCTCTCGGCCGCGACCACGAAGCGCCACTGGCGGCTTTCCGTGACGGACGCGGCGAATACCGACCCCTACATCGAGATCGGCGAGCTGTTCCTGGGCACGTACATGGAGCTGTCGGCCAATTATTCCATCGGCTACTCCAAGGGCTTTTCGCTCCTCTATAACGCAGGGCGCACGCCCTACGGGGTGACGAAAAAGAGGTTCTACAACCGCCAGCGGACGTTCAAGTACACGTGGGAGGCCATGACACAGGCGGATCTGACGCTCCTGGAGACGATGATCGACGCGGTGGCGGTCAGAGCCACGGGGAGGCTGGACCCGGTATGGTTCAACGACGACACGACGGAGACATCACACATCTGGATGGTGGATATCGACGCGATCCCGCAGCATCACCGCGTGCGGTCGTATTACGACGCCGCCCTGACCATGACGGAGGTGGTGCGCAGTGTATAGGATCCCCATCGAGGTGCACGACCGGCTGGAGCGGGGCGAGGTCCCGGTGCCGTATATCGTGATCGAGACCCACATGGGCTTCCGCGCCTATGCGGAGAAGGAGCTGGCGGACGTGTTCGGGTCCGACGCCTATCGGGCGGATGGCACCTACACGGCGGGCGGGTCGATCACGGCGGGGTCCGCGAGCTCGGGCGTCCTGGAGAAGGCGGCAAGGGTGGTGCGGTTCGGCTCCTTCGAGCGGTCGCTCCAGGGGCTGAAGGAGGACATCATGGGGTCGTACCAGTCGAAGACGCTCCAGCATGTCTCCGTCGGGCTGGACAATTCGGACGGCAAGTTCGCCCGCCTGATCGCCTCGGAGCCCTTCATCGGGCGGCCGCTGGCCTATTACGTCGGGTTTCCGGAGCTGCCGCAATCGACGCACCTGAAGACGTTTTCCGGCATCATCACGGAGATGCGGGTCATGGACACGGTCACCATCGAGGCGGACGAGGAGTAACATGGCTATCATCGAGACTACTGAAGACGGCAACTGCACGGTGCTGACCAACGGATCGGTGCTGGTGCAGCGCGTGAGCCGCGTCGCCAGAGACGGCGCAACAATCGCCGAGACGACACGGCTGGATATCATCACTCCGAACGACGACATCAGCGCGGAGGCTGGACGGGTGCAGTCCATCGTCCTCGCCGCGCGCGAATCGGCGCTGGCGGAGCGGTACGGTTCGCCGGGATATCGGGCCATGATCCGCCGTCGGGCGCATAAACTGGCCGACGCCGGGATGGTGCCCGAAGCATTGGTGCTCTTAAAAAAAATACGCGAATAATTCCCGAAGGAGGAAGATCAAAATGGCAAAAATACAATATGACCCCCAGACATACGGCGGCGCAATGGTGGCGGAGTTCGTCGACGCGGCCATCAAGCTCAAGGATGCCGGGCAGCGGATTGCCTCGCTCCTCAAGGAGACGACGGCTGACGGCGCCGCGACCACTAAAATCAATGTGGGCGGCGAGTTTGAGGAGGTGTTCGGTGTTGCCGGCACGGGCGGAGGCAGCTTCTACAACGCCCTCGTCCATCAGTCGACCGGGATCGTGACGGCCCTCAACCTGGTCTCGGATGACATTCTGGCAGATATCGACATGGGTGGGTAATGGCGCGTCTTACCGACAAATTCTATCTGGGACGGGCCGGGGCGTACCCGGACCCCCTGAACACCAACGACCTTCTGCCGGTGGTGTACGGCGACCTGACGGACGGTGACGACGGGGTGTGGCGGCTGCCCCGGATCGACCTGATCGTGGGGACCCCGAACACGCCGGTGTACTGCTACGCGGCCCACGAGACCCTCTCGGCGGCCAACGGCAATACGGTCACGATCTATGAGGACGGCATGGAGCTGGACCCCGGCCTGTACGCCTTCAACGAGGCGGATGACTACGAGAGCCTGGGGACCATATCGACCATCACCTTCACCTCGCCCAAGGACAACGCGGTCATCACGGCCCGCGGCAAAGGCAAGCCGACGGCCGCCGCGGGCGCGACGCTCATGGAGAACATCATCGATATCGTCGAGGACTTTCTGACGGTGGAGAACGACTTTACCTCCGCCCTCTTCGAGGCGACGGCGAAGGCGCGGGCGTCGCAGATATTCACCGCCCAGAGCTACAAGGCGGCGGGGGTGATCCATGAGGACGGGGCGATCTGGGAGATTATTGCCGCCATGATGGGCTCGTTCCTCGGCTCCTGCTACATCAACGGAGATGGCGAGCTGGTGCTGGAGATCGACACGAATATCGTGCCGCTCGGCCCGGCGGGGATCATCCGCAAGGGCGACGCCTACCTGACCGACGCGGTCATCACCCGCGACAACATCATCAACCAGTGCCCCTGCAATTACGCCTACGACTATGTGACGGCGGCCTTCCGCTCGCACACGGACGCGGCGGATCACGTCGACGCGGCATCTCAGGGGATCTTCGGGGTGCGAAAACCGGGCACGCCCTACCAGTTCTACTGGTGCCGGGACCTGACGAGCGTGCAGACGGTGCAGGACCTGATCGTGGCCAAGCTGGCGCGGCCGCTCTACGAGGTGACGATCGCGGCGGAGAAGCTCAAGCAGATCGCTCTCGACATCGGCGACTATTTCGCCTGGTCGGCGCACCGTCTGTACGATCAGAACGGCGAGGAGATGCTGAATCAGTACTGGAAAACGATCGCCGTGCGGCCGGATTATCCGAAGAACCGGATCGTCCTGCGGGCGCTCCAGACAGCGCATTTCATGACCACGGCGTACCTGGCGGACGGGACCTACCTGGCGGACGGGTCGGTTATAGCCGGGGGCAATCGAGACCTAACGGCCTATTAGGAGGACTGTGAATCATGGCAAATCAACGCATATTATACACGGAGGAGATGGTCGGATACGGCCACCCGACGAAGGCGGACACGCTCAACCGGGCATTGATGATCGAGCACGGCGAGGACGGGGTACACACGAAGGCGACCGCTGCTCAGGCGTTGGCCGGAGCGTCAAGCAGCGCGTTTGTCATGCCGTCCGTTCTGCGCGAACTTGTTTTGAACCTCAAGCCCGCTGTAAACGCCGCCGCAAACAAGCTGGACATCTTCTCCAAGTCCGGCGGCGCCGCTCCTGACGCAGATAATCCCATCAAGGTCATGATCCCGGACGGAGCCGGCTACACACAGCGCACCCGTGCGGCGGCGTATCTCTCCGGCACAGGTCAGATTGTCATGGCCGATGCGGGCGGATATTGGGGCCGTTCGTCACTTGCGGACGAGATCAAGACGGCATGGCTGTACGCAATCTGGGACGGCACGGGCATTGTCTGGGCGCTTGGCGGGTATTCAGGCTTTACGACTGTCCCGACTACCACGACGGCGGGGGACGATGATTATTTCCTTCTGGAGGATGGTTCGACCTACACCCGCAACGCCGCTCATTACTGTGTGGCGGTGGCGAAAATCCGGTATGAGTACAACACGGCTGACGATCCAGACCACACCATACAGGCGGCTGCCATCAACGCCCCGCAGATCATCTGGAACCCGAAATCTGATTATGGCTATCAGAAAAACCTCGCGGCTGATAATGTATCGGCCGGCGATATCTCCGCATATTCTGCCGTCTCCGTGGTGGTAAAACAGCCGGGCAAATACGATATCTGGGGTAAGGCGAATGTGTATGGGCCAAGCGCAGCTATGCTGGGAACGGCATACATCAGGACAGGGAACGCCACTTACGGGAGCGCGACTCTTCTGAGTCGGTCGTCCGGCCATACCGGCGGCGGCGGTGCCGAGGAGACAGCCCCTGTTTTTGCGTCGGTCTATCTTAATGTGGGGGATACGATACACCTGGGCGCGGCAGTTGCGGGAGCTACTGGCAACCGGGTGCTGCGCGGCGATAGTTACGCCGCAGGCTCCACATCGATGATATTCAGGAGGGCTGACTGATGGACGGAATAATTCTCTGTAATCTGCTGGCTGAGAAGATCCCCGCGGAGCAGTTTCAGCTTTGGGGTACTGATGTGCATTGGACTGACAAAGCCTTTGACACGCCGGAGAACAACGCTATCGTTGCTGATGTGATTGAAAATTATGAGACGCTGGCGGTGGTGGCTGAGAAGGCCATTGCAGACGAGGCGACACAGCAACAGCGCGAGGCCCGCTACCGAGCTGAATCCGACCCGCTCTTTTTCCGCGAACAGCGGGGCGAGGTGAAAACGGGCACGTGGCAGGCGAAGGTTAAGGAGATACGAGCGGATTTGCCGTACACGGAATAGACGGCGGACAGTATTTTTCGGAGATGCGACCTCCAAAAACCCCGCGTAAAGCACGGGACGGGATGACCCGCTACCATCCGCACATCCAGACAGGCTGGCTATATAGCAGGGTCAATCCCCGAAGGCAATCGAAGGGGGTGGTCGCATGAAAAGTTTTCTCAGCTACATGGGCGGCAAGTCTCTGCTGACACGGAAGATAATCCCGATGATCCCGGAACATACCTGCTATTGCGAAGTGTTCGCCGGCGCGGCGTGGCTGCTCTTCCGGAAGGAAGAATCGAGGGTGGAGATACTTAACGACATCAACACGGACCTGGTGACGCTGTATCGCGTGGTCAAGCACCATCTGGAGGAGTTCATCCGATATCTGAAATGGATCCTGGTGGCGCGGGATGAATTCGACCGGTTCAAGGCGGAGACGCCGGAGACGCTGACGGACATCCAGCGGGCGGTCAGGTTTTACTATCTGATGCGCTGCGGGTACGGCGCACAGGTTATCAATCCACGGATCAGTATTCCGGCGTCTGAGCCTCCACGCTTTAATCTGCTCCGCATCGAGGAGGATCTCTCGGCGGCGCACCTGCGGCTGTCTCGGGTCTATATCGAGAATAAGCCGTATGCAAAGCTGATCGAACGCGTGGACAAGCCGTTTACCTTCTTCTATCTCGATCCTCCCTATTACGGGTTTGAAGACTATTACGGCCGGAACATCTTCACGAAGGAAGACTTCGGGACACTTGCCGAGATCCTCAGCGCGATCAAGGGCAAGTTCATCATGTCGATCAACGATCTCCCTGAGATCAGAGATATATATCGAAAATTCAATATACGAGAGGTGAACACGATTTACACCTCGGCCGGAGCTCATCGCAAGAAGCAGGCGAAGGAACTTTTGATCACGAATTACGAGCTGCCGACGGAGGTATAAACACTCTCAATCCTGCCGTTTCTGAATCGGCTTCAGAATCGACAGGATTTCTGCGCCCTGACGGCAGAGACCAAAACGGTGGATGCTTTTTCTGAGTTTATTTGCAAAACTTTCTGAGATTATGTGCCAAACTATACTCTTCCCG